CCTCCATGTGGGCCAACCCAGCGGCGAAGGCCATTACTATGGCTGCCGGGCCAGACACCAGCGAGGTTGTCTGCGTCAATGAGATACGGGGGATGCCGGTCAAGGCGAAGGCAGACCTGATGCTCGATGACATTCTCGTGGACTACAAGACCACCCGTCACGCGACCAGGGAATCCTTCGCCAGGGATGCGGTGTGGAAGTACAAGTATCACCGACAAGCAGCACACTATCTGGACGTGTTCGAGGCAACACAGTTCATCATCATAGCGGTGAGGAACTTTGAGCCTTACGAGTCAATCGTGTACGAGGTTCCTAGCAGACTTATAGCCGAAGGGAGGGAGACAAACCACAAGACACTCGACGACATAAAAGATTGCAGCGACATGGATTCCTGGCATTCCCCAGGGTGGGGGGCCATTACTCATTTACTGGAGGACGAATAGCATGGAAAACAATATGAAAATCTGGGATAAGGTCTGCGTAACAGACCCGGAGATTACCAAGCGAGTCACCCAACGGGGCGGCTTCACGGCCATCGACGCACAGGCCCAACTCAAGCGGGCAACAGAAGTGTTCGGGCCTTATGGTACGGACTGGGGGCTTGCAGACCTGGACTACTACATGATCTACGACGGGGAAGGGAACATGGTGGAGGTCACCCTGACCGCCCGCTTCTTCTATCCCGGTGGAGAGTTCCCCATGTCCAACGACATGCGGTACAGGCCCGGTGATGAGTGCCGAAAGAAGCTGCTCACTGACCTGAGAAGCAAGTGCCTCTCTACCCTGGGCTTCAATAGCGATGTCTTTGAGGGGAAGTTTGACGACAATAGGTACGTCCAGAACCTCACCAACAACAAGGGGCTGGCTGAGAAGTACAGCCGGGCCGTTGCTGCTTTGCGAGAGGCGGAAAGCATCGAGCAGATTGATAAGATACGCACCCACTACAAGGAGATGGCGTTCGATAACACACAGATGCTTGATCTTGAGGTGGCCTTCAAGGTTGCCCAGGAACGCATCGACGAACGCGAGGCAATCCAACAGGAGTAAACACATGGAACCATACTTTGCCACGGATCGGCTAAAAATTTATCACGGTGACTGTCGTGACGTGCTGACCCAGCTACCCGATGAGTCAGTCCAGACTGTCGTTACATCTCCCCCCTACTACGGCCTGAGAGACTACCAAGTGGACGGGCAGATAGGGCTGGAGCAGACCCCGGATGAGTACGTGACCAGCATGGTCGAGGTATTCCGCGAGGTGCGGCGGGTACTGCGCGAGGACGGGACGCTCTGGCTGAACATGGGCGACTCGTATTGCGGAAGTCCGCGCGGCAATAAAAATGGCTGGGAAGGCAGCGGTCTACACGGGGTCGAGTCCGCTAAGTATCAAGAAACGCTCAATGCTGGGACGGCCAAGACGATAGATAAGACAAAGATTCCCGGCCTCAAACCCAAAGACCTCATCGGTATCCCGTGGCGTCTGGCCCTTGCCCTGCAAGCTGACGGCTGGTGGCTCAGGCAGGATATTATCTGGCATAAAAACAATCCGATGCCGGAGAGCGTGACAGACAGGTGTACCAAGGCGCATGAGTACATCTTCCTGATGACCAGGGCGGCTAAGTATTACTACGATGCCGAGGCAATCAAAGAGCCAGCAGAAGTCCGTCTAGATGCTGACGGTACGCGGCACAGGGGTAATGCGAGGGAATTGACCAAGGAGCAGACAGGGAGAACCGACGGGTTTACGCGGTGTCCTGAAAATTCAGGGAGAGATGGTACAAGGAACAAGCGATCAGTCTGGACAGTCAACACCGCGCCGTACAAGGGTGCCCACTTTGCCACATTCCCACCGAAGCTGATTGATCCGTGCATCAAGGCGGGTTGCCCGGAAGGGGGAACTGTGCTTGACCCTTTCCACGGCAGCGGCACGACCGGCCAGGTAGCACTAAACCATAGTTGCAACTACATTGGCATCGAGTTGAATGAGGATTATATCAAGTTGAGCTTGCAGCGATTCAAGCAGGGGAGGTTAAAATGGTAGTGGCTGGTGCCGTAGGAGATAAGTGTGGATGAAGTAAAAGCCTGCCCCTTCTGTGGAGGAGAGGCAGAGGTGGATGAGGGTGTGCATGGATACATCCTGGCCACCGTAACGTGCAAGAGGTGTGGAGCATTCATGCCCGGCAGCATTGTTACCGCTGCTATCCGGCAGTGGAATCGTAGAGAACCTGTAACCCAGGAGGGCGACGATGTTTGAAAAGCTATGTGAAATCATGTCTATCATCGAGCGGCTTCACAAGCTCCCAGAGAGGAGAAGGTTAAAGAAAGTCTTATGGAAAGCCCTCAATGAGATCGGGGAGATTACCCAGCCGCTAGTGGAACATGAGTTCGACAAGCGTTTCCACGAATCTTACGCACGCCTAATGAAACACGCCCCCCCTTTAGAAAGCACAACTGATGACGATGCCTGAGAAAAGTCCCCACATGATTCTGATCGAAGCACTTTTGGAAGCTGGCTCCAAACTTCATTCGTCGGAAAAGTTTGGCAACCTGGATGAACTTACAGATGAAGAACTTGAGGCCGAGACAAAACGCCTCGCCCGAAAACTTGGCCTGGAGGACAAGCAATGACCTTGACTGAACAGCAGCATCGGATCATTGAGGAAGAAGTTGCCAACAAGATGATAGACAAAATAATAGATGAGGTAGATCCCAATGAATACAGGGGATACAACCCCGTCATGTTTCGGCGCATCGCCACCACCACCTTGCGGGCGCACATCAGTGACAACCCCAAGGTCGCCTGGTGGGAGGAGGCTTACGAGGATAGAGCGGAGGCACGTGAAGCACTTGGTTTTGACCCTGTAACTGGAGAGGAGAACGAGTAATGACACCCGAACAATTACTGCGGATAATCCGCAACCGACTGAGGAAGGAAGGCATAAGGGATCGCGGAAAGAACTATGTGTGCAACGAAGTAGTGGAGGAGATAGAACTGTTCCTCGACAAGCCTGAGTTCGTTGAGCAGGTATTCACCATTGCCTTTGGAACGGACGCACAATACTGCGGATACACATACGGTGAAGTGCTGGATCGGCTGAACGCTCTTAAAGGGGAGGGGCGAGCGGGGCACTACGAAACTCTTGCTGTGAAGGAAACATTAGGCGTGCTGAGTAAAGCACATAAAACGCTTGGCTCCAAGCGGGCAATGCGGCGGGAAGTTCGTGACCGCCTGGCCAGACAAATAGCCAAGGCAAAGGATGACTTGCTGGATTCATTTCCTGGCTTGGACAAGGAGGATGAGTGATGACATGCCTTCCCCCAAAGAATTCATCGGTTGAATCCAATAAATATCAAATCCCTGAATTTGTGGATAGCCTGAATGAACCGCAGCACCGCCAACTGCGCGCGATGGTTTATAGCGCCTACGCCTCTGGCTGGCTCGATGCAATGCGGCGAGCCTCCGAAGACCTTAAGTGTTCTGAGGCAACCTGCTTACTTGATACAGAAAACGCTCTTGCTGAAACAATCATTCGAGACTGGGAAGACAGTCATGCCCGGTGGATTTTGCATGTATTTCCTTGGGAGGGGGATGAATGAGCCAGACATACCTGAGAGGGTTTACTGCTGATGAGCCAAGCACACCTGATGCCTCTGGCTTTGTCGAAAGACCGTACCAGCGCAACGCTCGCATCGCTGTGGAGTCAGCCTTCGGTGATATGGATGCTGTTATCGTGGAGATGGCGACGGGCCTGGGCAAAACAGAAATCTTTACGCAGCTAATGAGTCGCTGGGAAAAGGGGAGGTGCCTTGTCATCGCACCGATGATTACCCTCGTGGCTCAGGCAGCACAGAAGATTGCACAACGCACCAGCGTACATCCCGGCATCGAGCAGGCTCACAACTGGTCAGACGAATCCTCATGGAGTCGTAGCCCCTTCGTGGTGGCCAGCAAGGACACGCTTGTGAGGGGTAGGTACAAGAGGATAAAGGACGTGGGCCTGGTCGTTGTGGATGAAGCACACCTGTCCATCACCAAGAGTTGGGCGAACCTCCTTGATCACTTCATGGCACAGGGAGCTAAGGTACTGGGTGTCACCGCCACAGCCAAGAGACACGACCGCAAGAGCATGGCCAACCTCTACGAGGGCTGTGTCTATCAGTACGGTATCGTGGATGGCATCCGTGATGGCTGGCTGGTCAATGCCCAGGCACGCTGCATACGCCTCCAGTCCCTCAACCTCTCGGAGGTTGGCATGTCCTCCACCACAATGGGCAGGGACTTTAGCCAGATAGACCTGAGCCAGCAGCTAGAGAAGTACGAGACTATCTACGAGATCGCTGAGGTGGCCGCACGAGAGACAAGAGGACTCAAGACAGCCATCTACTGTGCGAGTGTAGCTGAGGCACAGATGGTATCGGAGAGGCTTTCAGACAGCTATGGGATCAAGTCAGCGTGGATATGTGCCGATACCAATAGATGTAGCCCGGAGCAGAGGCACAACGCACTAAAGTCTTTCACCAAAGACCCCGATGGCGTGACGCACCTGTGCAACGTGGGCATCCTGACCACCGGCTGGGACTTCCCCGGCCTGCAATGTATCATCATGGCCCGGCCCACGAGATCCAAGATGCTCTACACCCAGATATTCGGACGTGGTACACGCCCCCTGGAGGGCACCGTGGACTTCGCTGGCTCTACCTCAGACTCCCGGTGTGACGCCATAGCTAACAGCAGCAAGCCTTTCTTCAAGATGATTGACCTTGTAGATGTGACACTCGCCCATAAAATTATGACATCCCCTGATGTGATGGGAGGCACATGGGG